TGGGAATATATTTACCGTCCCAGGTCTTTTCCTCAAGAATTTCGAGCGCAGTCATCTTGCACCACTTCACCGCCCTGCGGAAACTCTCACGGGTATCAATCACCGTCAGACCAGCTGCGGCCACTCGCTCGAGGAATCGGTCACTGTCAGCAAACCCGCTGCTACCGTCACTCAGCAGATACAGCTTTGCTTTTTCGCGGGTAACGTAAAAGTATTCAGCAATCCGAATGTCTTCTTTGGTCACCCAACTAGCTGCATTGTCACCAGTGCTGCGGTGAGTGAAATTAGCCCCATCATCAGCGTCTGGGTACATTTCCTTGAAAACCGTCTTGCTTAACAGTGTAGTGACAAGGCAGCGCTCGGCATCTGAACCGTCTGGTCTTACGCTGTTAGGGTCAAAGTAGACCGTGAACGGGTTATCAATGGCGTCAATGTAGATTTCTTGGTCAAACGAATCCTCGCTGACATACTTGGTATTAACGCGCCAATAACCCCAACCCATGCGGACAGCGTAGTCGAAAGCGGTGTCATAAGCGGTGTCTGCGTTGCTGTTAACCTCAATATGACGGGTGATACCTTCCAGCACCTGGGCAATCTTGTAATCAGCCAAATTGTTAACAGGATGCACCTTGATGCGGGGACGCTGCTGGCGTTGTTGGTTGGTCACCTGGCGCACATAAGCATCAATCTTGTTGATCGTCAGGCACGGCCTAGCTTCAAGATTCCTGCTGTTTTGGATTTCCACCGGCCATTGATCACCCGCGGCAAAACGAATGTCTTGCAATGCTTCGCTGCGGTTAGTGCTGTCGCTGTCGTTCACCAGCTGCCAAAACTTAATGGCATCGTCAATGCGGGGATCATTCATGGTTATTCCTCAATTCATCCAGCTGCCTGCGACCTCGGCAATGGCTTTTGGTTTGCGTTTGTGCGGTTCCCGAATCATAAGGCCAATATATCTAAAGGCATCAGCCCCGTGGCTGTAATGGTCGTGCAGTGGGTTTCTGCTGAATTGCCCAGTGTCTGGATCTACTTCGTAGCGATAGTGCCGCAGACAAGCCAACCCATCAGCAGCGTGTTCCCGATCAAAGTAGCAGTTGGGGAATATTGTCCTGGCTGCGTTAATGCTGTCCACTACGGGAACCCTTGGCAATATCTCTGTTTTGTACCCTGCCGCCCGGACAATATCGTCAATGCTGCGGCCAGATGCTGCCAGTGTCTTGTTCTCAGCGTCATGTGGTAGCCATACCTTGTCGTAGTGGTAACCATAGGTCTGCATGGTTGCCAAGTAATAGCTGATGGTCTTCTGGCTGTCCTCAATATAGCGAATAAGCCTTGTTTCCATGCCTACAAACTGCAAGAACCAGATGGCAGTGCTATCAGACCAACCAAGGTCAAAAACAGCGTGGACAGGCTTTGTAGCGTCAAATGGAACCCGGCAGATGCGCCCATCCTTCTCAGCCTGCTGCATTTCTTTGGCAAAGATAGCCCCGTCTACTGTTTGGCGGCACAGACCTTCCCAGACTTGGTTATAAGATTCCTCGTCCCTCTCCTTGAGCGAATCCTTCTCCAACCGTAGCGTTTCAGGGAACCAGGGGTTGTCTGACCAGTTCACTTTGATCTGGATGCAGTCATCAGGTGGCTTGACCACAAAGCGCTGGTAAGTCTCGTCTGTCTCAAGTTCGGGGTTAAAGCTAACCCAGATCTCGCTGCCTTCTTTGCGGATCGTTGGAATCAATACGTTCCAAGACAGGCGGCTTACCGTCTGGGCTTCTTCTACCCAGCAAATATCAACGCCTTCAAATGACTTGATGTTGCTGATGTTGTTCTTCAGACCAGCAAATGCAAACTCAGTGCCATTAGAGCCTCTGATGCTGGCCTGGGTAATTTCGTAGAAGCTGTGCAGGTTTAGCGCCTCTATCTGGTCGCACAGGAGCTTGTGTACGCTGTCTTTGATGCTTGTCTGGTACTCACGGGCACAGAGTATGCGGATTGGCTCCTTGGCCCCTTTAATCAGTAGCGCCCTGGCTATCCCCCAAGACTTAGCACCACCCCTGCCGCCGTAACAGACCTTGTACCGACTGCGCTGGAATAGGCTTTGCAGCTTGAGTGGAAACTCTGCTTTGACTTCACTCATTAGGCTTTACAAATGTGACCTGGATGCCTTGGAGCGCTTCACCGTCTTTGCCGGTTATCTCTTGCTTGACAGTCTCGGCCCATCGCAGCTGCGTCTTTGTCCACCAGATCAGTGCCGTAGTGTCGCCGCTAGTTGCCTTGTCAAACAGTGTCCGGGCTATCTGCCCATTTGCTTTGGCTTTGCCCAGGTCTAACTCAGTGCGGTAGTGCTTGCGAAGCGTCTTATCGTCTATCCCAACCAGAATGGCTATCTGTTCGTGGGGCAAGCCTAACCCGCTAGTGCTTTCAACCAAACGTTGCTTTTCAAAGGTGACTTCATGCTCAATCATTTTATATAGGGGAAATGTGATTGCATTTGTTGCATTTTAACCATAGCACAAGCCAAGCGGGTGATATTCCCGACTTCAGCCATCTTTCGACTACTGCACCCATAAGGTCAGGCTTCCATTTCCAGAGCGCCCGTATCGTTGGGCTAATCGTCACATCACCGTTCTGCTCTGTTCCTGAGATACCGCCTGCAAGTTCTCGCGCTGGCTTGTGAGTAAGCGCATCACTTCTCTCGATAGCAACCGTAACAGGGTTCATTGTTTCGCCATCAGCAATCGGTACTGGAACGCAAAAAGCCACTTTCTACTGCGTTCTGATGCTGCAACATCAGTTCCCTTGTGGGGTAACGCATGAGAAAGTAGCCTCATACCGTCTTGTGTTGCAGCACTTGACCAAGAAATTGTAATTCAAATTTGCTTTGTTGTCACCGAATGAATGAATTAAGATTGTTTTGTTGTTGAACCGGTAATTCTTCTCGTGCAATGAATTTACCTGATGCGTCGTAATACTTTTTAAGCAAATCTTTTTCTTTTTTTGTTGCTTTCAGCATGTTGTTTTCAAGAAATTGACGTGCTTTTGACGCATCCATGTATCCAGAAAATCGGCTTTCAAGCAAATACAAGTCTTTGTCGCGCTGAGTCGGCGGCGGTTGTACTATACCTTTGCCACGAAGAATTTCCTCTGGCGTTACTGCCCCGGCTCTTTGCCATGCCGCAGGCCAGCGTTCGGCGTCCATGCTGCCTTGAAATCTTGCTGCGCTGTATTGTTCTGGTGTTGCAAAGCCAGCGTAAGTTTCTTCTGCTTTCAATGCCGACGGCTGCCCGTTGCGTTCCAATATGGTCAGGTTCTTTTCTTCGCCGGGGAAGGTAACAAAGTTGCGGGTTCCTTTGCCAGCGCCACGGCTGCCTTCGTCCAAGTATTTAATGCCGGGGATTCCTGCTTGTTGCAAATAAGTAGCAGTAATATGTTGACCACCCAATTGGTCATTAAGAGTACCTAACGAATGAGAAAGAGGATTTTTGCTTAATATGTTAAGTGATTGCGCTAGTTTTGGAGTGTACTCAGATTCAACAATGCTTTTTAAAGCCGCCTGTACATTTGGAGGCTGTTCACTGTACGGCTTATCCCAATCAAGCATCTTGGCTATTTGCTCGTCTGGTAGGTCTACTTTGTAAAGTGAGCCTGGTATCTTAATGTTGGGAGTTACGTCAGTTTCCATCCACTTAACGACAGATGGATCAAATCCTGTTTCTTTGGCATAAGAAACCAATTCTTCTGGTGACTTGTCAAGCATCATATGCTCAACCAATTGCAACTTTTGGTTTTCAATGTCAGCGGCTTTGCCAGATAACTTGATTGCCTTATTCTCAATTTGACTGTACAAATCATTCAAAGACTTGTCCTTATACAAAACTTCTTGCCCCAAGCCTTGCGTCAATCCCATTTGATACCGCCTGCCAGTGTTCTTGGCCTCTCCGGTGTAGATTCCGTGTCCGTAAGCCTGCGCTCCTTCACCAGTGCCAATCTTGCTAGCGTCAAACTCACCAA